GCCTGAAAACTGCTCTGTTCCTCGCTTAATCACTTTTTGCCCTTCTGAGCGTAAAACTTATAAGCCATATCTTGCCAGCCGTTTGCTTTAGCCTTTTTTTCGGCTTCTTTTTTAAACTGTTCGGCTTCTTTAGAAGTGTACTGTTTCTGGTTAGTCGTTCCCATTTTCTTCCTCCATCATGTCGCCATTCTCATAGTCTTCACCTTCAGCTTCGGGTTGCTCACCCTTTTCCCAAGCTTGGCAAGTACGCAAGTTATGGCAAATAAAGTCCCACTTAGAACACCAGCCACGACCACCACCATCAGCGTCATATCGGTCTTGAGGGACTGATTCCATCTTAGCCAACATGTCAGGGCTATCGTTGAAATATTCGCAGTTAGCGCACAGATTACGCTTGGCTTGCTCTGGTGCAATGCGCCATACCTTAGACAAGGTGCGCCAGTAGTCCATGTTTGGCTGATTAGTCTTATCTGGGCCTAAGTTCCAGTTCTCCATCAAGAATGTACGAGTTTTAGCATTTTCCTCTGCGGAAATCATGCTTTCGCCCTCTTGTTGAGCAATTTCAATGGTAATTTCGGCCTGTGGTGCAAGTAGTCCAGACATGGGTGTCCTCATGGAGTTTGAGACATTATCTCATACAAAAAAAGAGGGTACAAGACCCTCTAAAAACCAAATGGCAACTTGGTGTCACCACTCTACCTTATTCAATAAGTTTTGCAAGTGTTTCGTTTAAAACCGACATTTCGTCATGTTTCATAACAGACCAAATCCTAGCCTGACCATGAATTCCGTTGTGTGGGCCTTGGTGACAATCCTTGCATAACGGAATACAGAGATACTGGTGATGCTGCTTTATGTGGTGAGCATCAGATGGGCCTGACTGACCACATACTCCACAAGGCATCTCTTTTATTCTTGCTAAGTGCAGCCTCTCACGCTTTGTAAAACTGTTATTCAATTTCTACCACCTTATCACCATGTGAACGAATGTAGTCTTTTGTTTTCTTAATGTATCTTTCAAACTCACTTCTTGAGATGCTGGACTGTTGCAAATCAGCATACTCAATCAAATCTCTAATGGCTTGGATGCCCTGACCATCTAAACCCATCTTTTTTGTCTCTTGGAATCGCATAGCAGCTTTATGTAAGCTTTCTTGTGCTTTCTCACAGATTGGCAAAACTTCTGGGCCTATGCCACTTTTACCCATCATTTCTGACAGATTAAGCACATCGACCAAAGTACGCCAGTCTGTAATTGTTCCTTTTCCTCTTGTAATAGCATCTAGTGCTGCGTATTCAAGAGTTCTTAACTTGTCCAGTTTGTCCCTCTGAGTTATTGCTGCTCCCACTATGCTGTGAGTTATTGGGTCTATCAGATTCCAAACTTTGCGCTTCGTTCTTTTTCTCATTGTCTCTGCCAAAAATGGCATCCCATCTACTTGAATATTCTTGATTGCTTACATTAAATGGTCTTGGACTTGAACCTTTACCCATGATTTTCCTTTGTAAGTTCAATGATTACAGGATTAAGCATAAGACGAGCATATTCCAATGCTCTTTTTTCTGCGTTATCGCCAAGCATACATTTTTCATAACGCCAATAAAATTCATACCATTTTTTAGTCTCTACACTCCATGCGCCATCAGCATCTTTTCTAATTCTTACTCTCATTCTTATATCTCCAATTGCTTTAAAGCAGTCTGTAGTCCTACTAAACCACCTACACGCTGGTCATTTATAAAAATCTGTGGCATTTGTTTAGCATCAGGATAGTTAGCTACAAAGTTGGCAAACCTATCACCAGTCTCAATATTGACTTCCTGATATTCCAATCCTTTACTAATCAACAACTGTTTAGCTGTTGTGCAGTTAGGACAGTTTGTCTTGGTGTAGATAGTTATGTTCATGTGTTCTTGTCCTTTAATTTGGATTCAATCTTTTCAGCATATTCACAATAAGCGCCAGCAGCCCAATCAACATCTTGAGCAAGTTCTATGCGTTCATCAAGAGTTAGCTCAACCCATGTGCGTTGTGCTAAAGCAGCCATATGTCCTTCTCGATAACCAACGGCACGTTCTTGCTCAAGTCGAGTTTTAAAAGATGTTGCAACAAGTTCAAGAAACAATTTAGCACTTTCATCCATATCACCGCTAAATATCATCTCTGGCCCATTGAAATCCAATGTGCCAACTTTCCGATTAGCACTATGAAATGTGATGCTGCAATTTGGTTTAAAGTTAAAAGTTGTCAGTTTTTCTATGTCTTCTAATACATATTCTTTAGTCATGCTTCTCCCCTTGCTCGGATAAATTCAGCACTTCCATAAACGGCTTGCCATACAAAGCCTTGTGGGTCTACAAATTTTGCTTCTTCTGCGGCTTCTTCCAATAACTTTGCACACACCTCACGCTCGGCAGAAGCGACAAGGGCGGCAAAGCGTATAACCGAATCAATTGCTTCATCAGCGTAAATTCCTAAAAGATTTGACTCGTTTGCCATGCGAATAATGTCATCTCTGTTCATTTTCTTGCAGGGCAGTTTCTGCCTTGATTACAGTTGCCGTGACATGGAGGACAAGTTTTTTCTTTCATACATCCTCATACTTGTAGTTGAGTTTATGTTCTTTGAACTTCATAGCAGCTTCAATCTCTAATTCTTTGAAATGCTCGTCAGATAACAGACCAATCACATTTCTACCTTCAAACCAGATTTCTTCAATGCTCTCGTTGTAAGTTCCGTGTTGGTCTTCTTCGTATTCGTAAACAATCGTTACTTCTTCGCTACCAGCACCAGTCTTTGTGTTGAATTCCCATTGCATGACTTATTCCTTAAAAGTACCCTCACGAATTGCTTGGGCTGGTGTAATTGTATAGTTTTCTCAACACTTTGTTGAAAAATATATCTAAGTATTTACCCTACTCTGTTGTTTTTACGCCAAGACGCTCGCTTGCTTGCTCACTTCGCCAAATGTCAGCTTTCATTTGAGCAGCAGTCAGCATCCACTTTAGAGATTCTTCTTTCTCAATAGCTACCATCAAACCTTTGAGTAGGTCAGCATACTCAAGGTGTGCATAGGCTTCACGCTCTTGAGCAACACCAGAATCTATTCCTCTGGCTAACGCATCTTTCATCAGCAAGGCTTTCTTTGTCTTGCGAAACTCCTCAAGGTAAATACGCTGTGCTTTTGCTTCTGCGTACTTAGGTGCGTTTTCAATAATGAACTCAATTGCTTTGTATGGTGCTTTCACTTGACTACTCCAATCATTCTTAATGCTGCTTCAATTGAGTCAACAACACAATAAGTTCCACCCGTCCAATTTTCTTTCCATTGAAGTTGATTTTTATTTAACCCTTTTTTTCCATAAGAAGTTTTGGGATTTTTTATTTCCATAAGTATGGTCATGTTTTGAAAACCAACAATAAGGTCTGGAAACCCTTTGCCAACATGAGACATATCAATTACATATGCACCAGCCTTGGTCATTGCATCAACAATTTCATTGTGGTTAGCATCTTTTTTTCGACCATACATTTCAATTTTCTCCACTGCTGCAAATCCAGCCCTTTGTGGGCCACCATTTTTCTTAAAACACTCATAAGAGCAAAAAATTCTTTTACATGATTTTGAAAATGTAAAAAATTTATTGCAATGTAAACAATTAGCTTTTGCTTTTTTATTTTCCCTGTATGCCAACATACAACTTTTTGAACAAGTAACCTTGCCTGAATTTGCATCACATCGAAACAAAATTTTGCAAAATTTACATTCTTTATGATGTCCACCTTTTATCATTCAAGTGTTCCTTCTCTTATTTGCGCCATGTAAGCACGAATTCTGTCTCTAGCACCTCGACCATAGATGCGTTCTGCTCTTTCTAGTCTGGCACGAATCAAATCACGATTCTTGCTGTACTCCCAATTACGATAGAGTTCCCTAGCCTCTGCTTGTTCTAGGACTACTCTATCGTTTGGGTTCTCAATGTTGCGTCTGCTGAAAGTCACCAGTTAGCTCCAAGGCCATCAAAATAATCTTTTCAGGATAAGGCACTCCATCTTTGACCTTATCCAAAATGCGCATGGCTTCTTTGTGGGTCATGCTTCCCCCTCAATGCCGTGTGCGGCTTCGATGGCTCGGGCAAAGTGAATGTCCGTGTGCTGATGAGAAGACGCGCACTCAGCCACAATCAAAATAATCTCCTCATCCGTCAGCGGCTTGCGCTGTGGTGGGGATTTGTTGGGCGTATGCACCATTTCATCCCCACACCAAACTGCTCCACAAACACATTGCAGTTCATGGTTCGCCAATGATTCGCTATACAAAGGCACTTCGGATGTTTTGCTATGGTCAACAAAATCCCTCATGTGTTTTTGAAACCGCACCTCATGTGTGCTTTTGTCCTGATACATCCAAACAACAGGCTTCTGCTGTGCTGATTGGGCAGGGGCGGCATCAACAGCCGCCATGTAAATAGATGCCGCATGACCCGCATACAAACGCTCGTCATAGCCCTCTGTTGAACACTCATCCATTGCTTTAAGCATTTCATCTGTTGGTTTTATTGGAACAAGTTTCCACGCCACAGGCTCCTGCTCTGGCTGTGCCAAGGCTTCTTTGATGGCGGCAATAACTTGATGTCCTTGCACTCCATAGGCAGGGTCTTCGTCAACGCCTTCAAACCATTCCAGCGCCATCTTCAATGCTTCGTCTTTAGTCATGCTTGTCTCCTGTTTTTAGCAATAAATTCACGAACAGAATCCGGAATGGGTGCTGCCTTCTTTTCGTCTTCCAAAATCTTTATTAAAGCTTCATCTGCTTTTTTGGATGGTGGCACTGTGACCCTTGCAATGTCGGCAGGGTTTGGTTTCACAGGGTTAATCCATTCAGCTTTTAAACCTTGGCTTCCACGAGTACACCACTCAATTAAAAATTTCTCCAAATTCCAACCAAGCTTGTTTGCTTCTTTTATTGCGCCTAACAAAACAGTTTCAGTGACGGCAGCTTTTTTTGATTTGCGAAGAGCCAACCAATCATTCCAAGTTTGTTCAGTAACTTCAACAGGACGAGCAACGCTAGTTGCTATCTTCTTTGGTTTATGGTTAATGGTTATTGGTTTATGGTTAGGGTTATTTTGGCTTTCATCTGGCAACCCAGAAATAACCGACTGGGTTTTCTTTGGCCTTCCGCCTAACTTCCCATTGTTCTTATTTTTCTCAGCTTGCTCATGATAGTCTTTTATTTCTACATCGATGCGCTTGTGCCTGTACCCTGTTTTGTCTAAAACAAAGAAATCTGACAATACATTTTCAAGAAATTTAACCTCATCAGAACCCAAACGTAACCGCCTGATAACCACTTGGGTTTCAGCAGTAATTGGCTGTTCATCAAGGTAATACCAGTCAATTAACTGGCGATAGATGCCATGTTCAATCGTTGAAAGATGACTTGTATCTTTCCGATAGTCGGCAATATTGAACTTGTAGTAGTGCATAGCTGTCTCATGTTCCAATTCTCCCAAGAAAGAAACAATCGGCAGGAGGGGAGACTTCTCTTTTCGGTCTGCTCATGACTTCAGACCTAGCCGTGTTTCAAACAATTGTAAACTTAAAAAAGCCTACTGTAAACTTAAATGAATTGATTGTTGGTAATTTCTTTTTTACCTTGTTTGCCTAACAGACGAGCAGCTTGTTGCTTCATCACAGCGTACTCAGTTTTTGAGAAAATGCCGTATGTAGGAATTCCACAAATGATTTTTACGCCATCGTCATGGTGCAAATCATCACGGAGCAAGGTGTACTCAGCAAGCCAGAACTTGCCAACCTTGACCTTGCCAGTACTTACAATACCCTTTTCTTTTAGCTTTTTGGCTGTTGAAATAACTGTGGCCTGTGGCATACCAGTCAAATTTGCTACTTGATGTGATGAAAGTGGGCCGTTGCGTAGTGCGTTAATAATTGCTTGTTGTGTCATTTGAACCAGTCTGGTCTTAATTCTTTTAGTTGATAAATACGAAGTAACGGAATCTTTTTCCACTGGTGAACAGCAGACCTTTCAATCCCAAAGATACGAGCAAGCGCACTCTGTGAGCCAGCCAGTTTGATAGCAGTTTGTTTATCCATTCTTGGAGTATAGCAAAGTTGACAAAATACAACACTAGGGAAAATACTTAGAAAATAGTTGTTGACGAATGTTCAGAAAACTTTACAATCACCATCAGCCCAAGCAATTCGCAAGGGTCTTTAAGGAGAACCAAATTGAAAAGTAAGATTATTCAGACGCTAGTTGAGTGGACATTGGCAATCATCATCTTTGGCGGCATCGGTGTAATGTTGGCATGGAGAGGCTAATCATGAAAAATGAACCAGCATTTCCAATTCAAGACGCATATTCAATGTCAACAGAACAAGGCATGACATTGCGTGACTACTTTGCGGCTAAAGCAATGATGGCGGTTATTGCGCGTCCTGATAGCGATGGCAATAAACCTCCTTCAGCCTTTGCCAAAACCGCCTATGTAATGGCAGACGCTATGTTGAAAGCGAGGGAAGCATGAATACTCAAGAACTAAGACGCAAGGCTCGTAAGTTGTACAACAACAATCAAGTCCCTCAAGAAGTCAACCAGTACAATCAACGCAAGTGGGTCAGAGCAGTTCTCAAGCTTGGTGATAAGTGGCTAGTTGCCAAGCAGATAGGACGCATCCAATGAAGCTGACCAGAGAAGACGCAATCAAAGACTTGTCACATGGTCTTTACTGCTGTTACTGCTGTGAGCCTAAGACATACGGCTCATGTTGCCAAGAGAATCACTTTGTAGAGTTTGCAGACCTCTATGAAGAAGATAAAGAAGCAATGATTGAAAATTATTTAAAGGAAGAATGAAATGTCAATTGAAGCACTACTTAAATTAAATGTTAACGAACACACAGAAAAGAAACAAAACTTAACCTACCTGTCATGGGCTTGGGCATGGGCAGAAGCACTTAAAGCAGACCCTAAAGCTACTTACAAAGTAGAGATGTTTGGCGATAAGTGCTACATGGAAATCAACGGCACAGCAATGGTCTGGGTGACAGTCACCATGTTTGACAAACCAATGACCTGCCAGTTGCCAGTTATGGACTCAAGCAACAAAGCAATACCTTTAAAGGGCTATACAGCAGTCTCTAAGTACGGCAAAGAGTATCGGGTTGAGTGTGATGCTTTTGCGGTTAACACAGCTATCATGCGCTGCATGACCAAAGCACTTGGCTTGCATGGACTTGGGTTATACATCTATGCTGGTCAAGACTTGCCAGATGATGATGTTCCACAAGAAAAAATTGTTATAACACCAGCGCAAGGAATACGAGATGAGTTACCTATTGAAGAACTTAGGTATCTTGATGAATTAGCAGTTGAGTTGATTGCTATGTGTGAGAAAGATGCCAAGGCAGCTTGGCATAGGTTGGAACAGGAGAACTTAGACGATACACAAAAAATTGCCTTATGGACTTTAATGCCAAGCAATATAAGGTCTGCAATCAAAAAGGCTAAAGGTGTGTAAAATGCAAGTGTGGCTAGGGTCTGCAGCCCGAAAGGAAACTCATCATTTCTTGCCACAACCTTTTGATGACACTTGATGGAGTGATACATATGCTTACGCAAAAAGAAATCCGTGATTATTTTGACTATGCAGATGGGGTTTTGTATTGGAAAGTCAAAAAAAGTTATGCAATAAAAATTGGGCAACCTGCTGGAACATTTGATGAAATAACTGGATATTACAGAATTCATATAAATTCAAGATTTCAAAAAGTTCATAGGTTAGTTTTTTTATATCATCATGGATATTTGCCAAAGTTTGTTGACCATATTGATGGCAATAAAAAAAATAACAGAATTGAAAATTTGAGAGAAGCAACAAAATCTCAAAATGCAATGAATCAAAAAATTAGTACAAGAAATACAAGTGGAATTAAAGGAGTAATGTGGCACAAAAGAGATAAAAAATGGTTTGTTCAATTAAGGGTTAATTCAAAGTGTCATAGTTTTGGTTACTACGACAGTAAAGAATTAGCTGAACTAGTAGCAATAGAAGCAACAAACAAGTTGCATAAAGAGTTTTCAGCTTACAAAGGAGTATTAAATGGAATATAACAATGAAAATCGTGGTGCGTTGTGGAAAAACGACCGCAGAGATGATGAGAAGTTTCCTCACTACAAAGGGTCACTTAATGTAGAGGGCGTAGATTTCTGGATTAGCGCATGGATTAAAGAAGGCAAGGACGGAAATAAGTTCATGTCCTTGTCTATCAAGAATAAGAACGCTGATGCTTCTTTGCAACCTAAGAAAAAGGTTGTCTACGAGGACGATGGAGCACCATTCTAATTAAAATGGATATATACTTACTGTACTTATAGGAGTACAGAATGGATACATCTAAAGAATGTTTTAAGTGCAAAACCTGTAAGCCATTAGAAGAGTTTTACAAACATCCGATGATGGCTGATGGTCATGTAAATAAATGCAAAGAATGCAATAAAAATGATGTCACCAACAACAGGAATAAGAATCTTGAAAAGTATCGGGCCTACGATAGGACGAGGGCAAAAATCCCAGAGCGTATCAAGGCGGGTGTTGAAATCAACCGAGCTTGGAGAGCAGAAGATTCCCGTAGACAGGTGGCTCATTCGGCTGTCGCAAGAGCAATACGAAGCGGACTTTTGGTCAGGATGCCTTGTATCAGATGTGGAAAAGAAAAGTCAGAAGCTCACCACGAGGATTACGAAAAGCCTCTTGAAGTTATGTGGCTTTGCACCCCATGTCACAAGCAGCGACATAAAGAATTAAAAATGGAGTTTTAAACCCTTTTAAGGATTAACAAATGAACGAAATTTATGCAGAACAAAGAAAGGGAGCAATACTTGGTGCTCAACGTATTGACCACAATCCAACAGTAGAAGACAACATTGACGAAAAAATTCGTTATTACGAAGCTGAACTTGTTAGATTAAAGCAAAGTAAAGAAGACCTTGCTCCATTACTAAAGATGCGTATTCGTGATATTCGTCAAGCAATGGATTATTAAGTTTACGAAATCGAAAGCGGATACTGGTGAACAACGTCCAGCCAAGTGATTTAGTTCATGCGGTGAGTCCCCACCAGACGCAGCGAGTAGGTTTCACCATTTATGGGCGAAAGTGGCTAGAAATAGCGGACGAACATGAGTAGCCCTCCTAATCAAATGCGAAACTCTCTGGCAAGTCATACAGACTTCAGAGATTTCGCAGGGTTGATTCCTAGTAATTCGCATTTCTTGCCTAGCAACATAGACATGATTTGCGAAAGACGAGGCTATTTCTTAATCGGTGAATGGAAAAAACCAAACGAGAAAATAGCCAAAGGCCAAGAGCTACTTCTTAGGGCTTTTGCACAAGTACCTAAATTTACTGTAATTATCATCATTGGTAACACAGATACGGAATACACAACTGTCGGAGATATTTTCCAAGTACCGACATTTGGTAATTGTAAAAAGCTAGGTACTGGTCTTGATTTCCTAAAAGACTTTTATGTCATGTGGTACGACTTCGCAAATCAGAAAGGATAGAAATGTCATACGCAAATGTTGAAATGCGGATTATCCAATGGGCAGAAGCTCGTAAGATTATTCCAAATAGCACTCCAGATGTTCAGCTACTCAAAGCAATGTCTGAGATGGGTGAGTTAGCTGATGCAACTATTAAGCACGACAAAGAAGCAGTTATTGACGCTGTTGGCGATGTTATGGTCTGCTTGATAAATTATTGTGTTCTACAAGACATCAATCTGGTAAACTGCATGGAAGTTGCATACGACCAGATTAAGAATCGTAGGGGTACGCTTTTGCCCAACGGAGTCTTTCAAAAAGATTCTACTTAGCCAGCAAGTAAAGACCTACATTCGAGAAAGCATAACCCGCATAGACAATCGCCATGTGTGGGTTATCTTTAAATAGCTGCTCTCCAGCTATGTAGGCATAGATTGCCCCTGTCAAAATGATGAGCCAAGCACTCAAAATGCGCTCACATCAATAACTTCACCACGGAACTCTACAAGTCCTTCATCAAACTTGTGAACTAACTCAGGCCATAACAACTTACCATTAAAGAAGTTCAGCACAGCAAAGCCTGAACGATGGTTAGCAGGGTTTAGCTCTCCATAGGTAAACTGTGGGCCATCTGGCTCTGCTAACGTGCCTGTATCAACTCCATAGCGGTTTCCGTTGTAGTCAGAAAATGGCGTAACTTTCAGAGAGTGCAAGTGTCCAGTCACAATGGAAACACCAGCGTTTACTGTATTGTTGTGAGTTGCGTGAACACCACCTTTATATCGGTGCTTCACAATCACTTGGTCTGTAGGCCAACAAGCCCAACAGAACTCCCAATCAGGAATATGGTCTGGTAACTTAAAGCCCTGCACATCTTTAAACTGTGGCGCATGATTAGCTAACCTAGAAGCAAATCTATCGTCATGGTTTCCGTATGTAAAGATAAGCTTTACATTGTGTCTTTCGGTTTTAGCTGCTTCCTCAATCTCACCAAGCATAGCCTGACAAGCCTTTAATTCTTGAATAACAGAAGTTTGGTGTTCAGTTGCACCATAGCGAGATATGGCTGCACCATCAAAAGCGTCACCATTGCATATTACTGCTTTAGGTTTGAACTCTTGAATAGCCCATAGAAGCCCTTTAAATGCCGTTGTACGCTGTTGTGGAATGAAGTGGGCATCTGAGAACACCAAGACTGTTCCGTCCTCTATGCCGAGTTCTATTTGCTTTAAAGGAGAATGAGATTTAGGACGCTTGTTATACTTTTCACCACGATGGTCAGCAGAACCTAGCGTAATCTTGTAATGGTCTTCAATCCATCTTCTACGCAAAAAAACTGCTCTTGTATGGATACCTAGATGTTTTGCCAATGAAGAAGCTGACTGAAGTTCGCCCCATAGCTTGATAAACTCAACATCAGAACATGACTCGTTATGTGCGCCCATTGGAATCCTTCGTAAGCAAGTTTTCTAGCAGATTGATGACCCTATGCTCTTGCATTTCAATATCCTCGTCTGAGGACTTTGGGTCTGTGGCTACCATCATCAAGTCATGCAAAAAGATATGCAGTAACTCGTGAAGTGCAGTCTTATCAAGCGATTCTGGCGTAATCTTTTCAGCACCAAAATCGCCTAGTCGATAAACAGCAAGACGAGCAGCCTCAGTAAATTCTACTGAAGCCATTGCTTGTTTTGCAGGTTTAGAACCCTTCTCGATTCGCCAATCACCAAGACTTAACACTTGTTGCCATTTTTTAACGCTTTCAGCAAAGATTTGTGCATCGTCTTGTGTTGGTATATTAGCCATTTAATATGTCCAAAGCATGATTGATATGCTTAATTCGGTCATCTAGACCAATAGTTCCACCATTGATTTTCTTGGTCATCATCAAGAAATCTTGTCTGTCAGCATACTGATTCAGTTTGTGAGTATCCCAGAACCATCCAGCAGTCATTGCAGCGTAACGAGGCGTAGCAACTAAGTCTGGTTGCATTACAAAATCCTCACCACAAGCTTGACCAGCGTGAAAATAATTAGCATGACCAGTAAGTTGAATACACCCACGACCACGAAAGCGATAACCATCTCCAGACGATTCATCCCTGTTTCCCATTCTGTTTGCGTAAACTTTGTTAGCAATCTTTTTAGGATTCTTAGCGTACTCGTTAGCAACCTCAATCGTAGGAAACCTAGACTTCCAAAGCTTCATCAGGGTTTCAGCACGATAGTTCAAGTTTTCTTCCAAGATGCGGAAGTTACCACACTCATGTCCACATTGTCCAATGAATGACGCTTGTTGGATTGGTGTAAGAATGTTGAAACGCTGAAAAGTCTCGTTTAACGCATCCACCCAAACAGGGTCAATACGCATAGCTTGTAGATGTTGACTATTGACCATTTATCAAAGTCCTTACTTCGTTGTAGGATGCGATACAGGAGTTGAGCTTGGTGATGGCTTTGTCTCCTTCGGCTGCGATGTCGATAAGAGCTTCAATAGTCTGTCGCTCAAGTTCGGATTGAGTGGTGTCGCTATTTCCTGTGGGAGTGGAGGAACTTGGGCTGGCTTGTGGACAACTGGCGGTTGGGAGGCGCAACCTACCAGTCCTAGCAAGCTCGTGCATAGCAGACTGTTTTTTAGCAATTTCATCTTGTGCCTTTCTAAGTTTTGTCTCTTGGTCAGACAGTTTGGAAATCATGTTCTTCTCTAGCTCACGAGCTTCCTCATTCTTTTTGGCTATGGCTATCTGCATTTCTGCATCTCTATCTGACCAGCCAAAATGGTATCCACCTCGATATGTACCAAAGAGAGATACCAAAATCCCAACGATTAACCAAGGTAAAGGTATTCCAAACATTAGTTAATCTCCTTACGAGCCTGTGCTATTTTTTCACGCTCATGGTCATCCTCAAGCAAATCTGGAGGAGTTGTCGGAGGAGGAGGAGGAGTCCAAGATTCATCTAGTTCTGGGTTAGTCCAGACTGGCATTGCACCGAATGGTTGACTGCCATACGCAGACTGCGTAGGA